AAGAGGTTGCCAAGATCAAGGCGTTCACGGGCAAGACCGTCCTCTTCCGAGACAGCTACGGCCGCAAGCTCTACGGCAGCTACCTCGCCCCGAAGTTCACCGACATCCCCCTCTCCGGCACGGCTGGCTCCACCCTGCTCACCGACTGCCAACTCGCCATCACGGAGATCAGCTACACGGGCGGTACGTGATGCAGCCGCTCACCGCGTCCCCCCGGCAGAGCCTCTCGACACAGTTCGTCACGGATCTCTTGCAGAACAAGGCCAACATCAAGATCGCGTACGGCGCGCACCGTTACGACGCCAACCTCACCTACGTCCAGGACATCACGGCTTGGATGTCCTCGGGCAGCTCGATCAAGAGCGACTCGACGGCCTCGATCCACCGCACCTGCACCCTCATGCTCGACTCGGACAACCCGGTGGTCTACGGCACCGATTTCGTCAAGCCCTACATGGACATCATCGACCCGGACACCGAGCAGGCGGCCCGGTTCTATCTCGGCGTTTACACGCTGAGCACGCCGACGTTCGACAACTCGAAGCGCCCGAGTGTGCTCTCGATCACCGGCTACGACCTGCTCTACTACCTCAATCAGCCGGTCGGCGATAGCGTGCAGGTGCTCGCCGGAGCGGACCCGATCACTGAAGCGCAGGCGCTCATCGCGGAAGCGTTCCCCGGCGCGGTCATCAACGCCGTGGACACCACGAGCACTCTCGCGGCCGACATGACGTTTCCGTTCGACGCCTCGAACCAAACTCTCTACCTCGACATCGTGAATCAACTGCTGAAGTCCGTCGGCTATCAGCCGTTGTGGGTGGACTGGAACGGCGTGTTCCAGCTCGTGCCCTACGTGACGCCCACGAGCACCAACGCCGAATGGACCTTCGATCTCTCGGCCGACAAGAACATCGTCGCCGAGGCGCGCACGTCGCAGCAAGACCTCTTCAGCGTGCCGAACTGGTGGCGCTTCGTGATGCAGAACCTTTCTGGCGTGCCCGTCGAGGGGACGACGCAATACACCTACGTCGATAACTCGGCCCAGAGCCCCGGCAGTGCGGTCAACCGCAAGCGACTCATCAAGAAGATCGTTTCAGTGAGCGCGGCCGACTACGCCGGTCTGGTGAGCTACGCGCAGAGCGTCGTCGCGCAGGATCTCACGCCCGCCGAGCAGTTCACGGTCTCCACGAGCCCGTTCCCGCTGGCCTGGCAATACGACCAGATCCTTATGATCGACCCCAACCTCGACCTCGTGCCACCCCTCAAGTCCCGGCTCCGGCGCGTTCAGGCCCTCGTGTGGACCCTGCCCCTCGACGGGGCAGCGGACATGACGTGGACCTGGCAGACCGTCGCCACGTAAGGTAGATCGCATGGCAAAGGTCACCCAAGACTTCCGATTCACCGGAGCGGCGCAGACGTTCACCGTCCCGGCGTACGTCACGGCTGTCTACTTCGAGCTGTGGGGTGCGCCCGGCGGCCAAGGCGCGTTCGGGACGTTCGGTGGCTTCGGGATCTCTGGCAGCTCCGGCGCGCTCGCGTACAACAACGGCTACGCCCAAAGCCTCATCAAGTACGCCGCCAACACCAAATCCCTCGTCGGCTATGTCGCGGGCACCCTCCCGGTGTCGTCCGGCGACAGCTTCGGCGTCTACGTCGGCGGCGCTGGCGGCTACGGGAACACCGGCAACGTCATTGAGGGCACCACGTCCACACCGTCCACCACAAACTACGGCCCCGGCGGCTGGAACGGTGGCGGCAACGGCGGCTACTCGGACATCTCGGTCGGATTCGCTGGCTCGCAGCTCCCCGGCAACGGTGGCGGCGGCGCTACTGACATCCGCTCCGGCGGCACGGCGCTCTCGAACCGGATTGCGGTCGCAGGCGGCGGGGGAGGCGGGGGTGGAACGCACCCCGGCAGCGCCACCGAGAACACGGCTACGGCCAACCCAACCACACCCGACCCGCCCTACACCAACGACACGGTGCCCGGCTCTGGCGCGGGGGACGGCCCCAACTACTTCCCGACTGCTGGCCCGTCCTACGGCGGCAACGGCGGCGGCGTCACTGGCGGCACGGGTGGCGGCGCGTCGCGCGGCAGCACGCTCTCGGTCGCCAACTCGCAGGGCAAGGGCGGCTCGCAGACGGCGGGAGGCGCAGGCGGCACGGCGACCGGCACGTGGGGTGAAGCTGGCTCGGCTGGCGCTGTCGGGACCGGCGGGACCGGCGCGCACGTCACGACGGCTGACTTCACCGGCTCAAGCGACGCCTTCACTGCTGGCGGTGGCGGTGGCGGTGGAGGCTACTACGGCGGCGGCGGCGGCGCGTCCGGTAGCGAGACCGACAGCTCGCAGAACTTCGCCACGCACGGCGCGGGTGGCGGGGGAGGCTCGAACTACCTCTCGGGCAGCTTCACCGGCACGGCGAGCTACGCCCACGTTCCCCCGGCGGGCATCGACGGACAGGTCGGCGTCAACGGCCTGGCGCGCGTGACGTATACGCAGCCGCCGAACCCCCCGGCCATCTCGACGCCCAACGACCAGGACTTCATCAACATCAACGAGGCGCTCGTGGTCGAGTGGAGCTTCAGCTCGCTCGCGTCCGGCGCAGTGCAAGGCGGCTTCGATGTCGGCTACTCGGTCCACGCCGCCGACTCGTGGACGCTGCTGCTGAACCCCACGAGCACCAACAACTTCCTCTCGATCCCAGCGGGCACCTTCACCGGAGGCACGGCCTACGACATCCGGGTCCGGGTCTATGACCAGTACGGCGACGTGTCGAGCTACACGATCATCGAGGTCCAGGCCATCGACGTGCCGGGTGCGCCCACGATCACGAGCCCGGCAGACGGCGCGACACTCTCGACCAACCCCTTCACGGTGGACTGGACCGTGGACGCCGGGGTGACCGAGACGATCTACCGCGTCAAGGCGCTCGACCAGAACGGCACCGTCCAGGTGGACTCCGGCGATCTCTACTCAAGCCGTGTAAACGCCTGCACGAACCCGAGCTTCGAGACGGACACGACCGGGTGGGGCTCGGTCGGCGGCATCACGATCTCGCAAAGCGCCGCGCACTCGGTCATCCCCTCGCACTCCATGAAGCTCGCGTGGGTTACGGCCGGAGCGTTCACGCAGGCGGCCCGGTTCCCGTTCCCGACGATCCCCGGCAAGAGTTACACTCTCTCGGCGTACACCACGGTTGACACCGTGGGGACCGACCCGCCCATGCTGATCGAGGCGCTCGACGCCGATGGCGTGACGCAGCTCGGCAGCTACGAGGAAATGACGCCGGTCACGGCCGGTGTGTTCGTGCGCGGGTCCTGCACCTTCGTCGCCCAGAGCACCACGAGCTACCTCGCCATCGTCAACGTCAACCCGACGACCGCCGGACAGGTCGGCTACGTGGACGCGGTGCTGATCGAGTACGGCACGAACCTGAACGGGTACTTCGATGGCGGCAACGCCAATGGCAACCCTGGCACGGCCTCGTGGCAGGGCACCGCGAACCTCTCGGTCTCGGTCTTGACCGTCGCGAACGTGCTGAGCTACTCGGTGGACTGGCCTCTTCCGTCGCAGCCCATCACGATCATGGTCGAGTACGCCGACACGGTTGACCTGAACCTCTACAGCCCGGTCGGCACGAGCACGCCCGTCGTCAACCTGAACCCGCCGGACGCACCGACCGTCACGCTGACGATCAACAACGACGACGGCACCGTGCATCTCGGCATCGTCAACCCGCCGGGCACGTTCACGGCGATCTACAACGAGGTCTACCGGCAGGATCTCACGAACGGCACGCCCGAGGTCCTCGTGGCGACGCTGAGCCCGAGCACGGATTACACCGACTACACTGTGGTCACACAGACCCTCTACGCCTACCGCGTCAGGGCATACTCGTCGGACGGAGGCTTCGCCGATGCGACTTAGGCTTCGCCCCAATACTCGCGAGCAAGCTCTGAACCTCTGGTCGTTCGTCGGCACGGTCCTGACCGTGATTACGGCGTGGATCGGCCTCGGCTTTGCGCTCGACGGCAACCGCGCCGCCCGGAGTCCGGCCTACCACATCCTCATCAACGCCGTCCCCGGCGGAATGAGGACGGTCGGCGTCGTCCTGCTGGTCCTGGCGCTCGGTATGGCGTACGCCGTTTTGACCAAGTTTGACCGTCACTCTACGTGGGTGCTCCGTGTCTTTGCCGGGGTAGCCTTCTTGGTGGGCCTGAGCCAAGCGGGCTCATGGTTCGTGACCGGCGAGCTGGTCTGGGCTGGACCGTTTCTGTGGGTGGGCCAAGGGGCTCTTGCCGAGGGCATGGTGATCTTCCCGCCGGATGCGCTACCGATAAAGGAGGACACCCCCGATGCCGTCGAGCCTGATCGTTCTGGCCGAGGCGGCAACGGCGAGTGCCTCTAACCTCAAGCTCGCGCTCGTGTCAGCGGGCTCGGTCGTGGTGGCCGCTGTGATTCCCGCGCTGCTTTCCCGCCGAGAGCGCACCCCACGCGAGATCAGCCACCTTCGAGCCGACGCTGAAGCTCAGCGGCAACGGCTCGAACACGAGGTCGAAGAGGCGCGAACCGAGGGGCAGGCCGCCGAGCAGCGCGAGGCAGACCTCGAAACGAAACTCGCCCGCCAAGAGCGATTTCTGTGGATTCTGGGATACGATCCAGAGACGCATGAGCGCGTCCGAGAGGCGCGAAGGGAGGCGACACCGGATGTCGGAGGAAGCGAGCCCGGAGCTGGTAGTCCAGACGGCATACCTCCTGGCGTTCCGCCGCCTGCGTAGGGGCTTGCTCGGGCTGGCGCTGGCCGTTCTGGTCATCGCTGGCGTCGGCGGTTGGGCCATCTACTCCCTCGGCGTCGAGCAAGGCCGCAGCTACACGAACCAGCAGATCCGGCTGCTTGCGTGCGGCGTGGTGAATCAGATCCCGCCCGGCGACCCGCTCACGGATTACGTCCGGGTGACGTACCGTTGTGGGAGCTACAACCCGCACACCGCAGTCATTCAACCCAAGAAGTGAGGAATCCATGACCACTCCCGTCGCCCCCCTCGGCGCTGGTGAGGCCGCCGTCATTCAGTCAGCCGTGCTCGATCTCGCCAAGCGCGCCGGTCACACGTTCTGGCAGGCAGCCGCCGCGAACCTGACCGTCCTCTACGCCGCGAGCGGCCTGCACGTCCACGAGCTGCTCTCGATCTCCGGCGCTGAGAAGGCGCTCGTGACCGTGGTCGGCGGCGCTGCTGCTGCTGGCTTCAGCGCAGTCAAGACCCTGGTCGCGTCCTACCTCAGCTCCAAGAAGGCTCTCTCCTAAAGGGATGTGCCGGGTGATTGACTCCCACCCGGAGCCCCTGGCGACCCCCGTAGGTGTGGAATCTACGGGGGTCGCGCCATGTTGGCACTTGACAGCCATGCGATAATGGAGTTGCACCACACCACCACCACACCGTAGGAGTCACCCATGAGAACGTACGTTCGATCACGCCGCTTTGGCGTGAGCCTCGGCCCGGTCGCCACCCTGGCCCTGTCTCCCTTCCTGCTGCTCTACGTGGCGTATTCCGTGATTGCCGCGCCGGTTCGCTGGCTCTGCCGCCGGAGCGTGGCGGCATGACCGCCGCCGGAGTGTTCGCCGCGCAGGCCGAGGTCTGCCCCGGCTGGACCGTCGAGCGACTGCGCCCCGGCAACGGCCTGCGTGGCGTCTCGGTCACTCGACCCGGCGAGAGCTTCGACTTCACCTGGCAGCTCAAGCCGCACACCGGGAACTACGTGTTCAAGCAGGGCTGGCACACCGTCTGGGAAGGCGAGCGGCGCTGGCGCGAGCCGTGGGAGAACCTAAAGGCCGCGCTCCGCGTGCTGAAGGACCCCGGCACCGTCCGGCTGACCGACACCGGCTACTACCGGCTCCCGTTCGATCCCGAGGCTGACGCCGCCGACATCTACCCGCGCCTCCGTGGCCGCGAGCTGACGTGGGAGAACTCGATCACCGGGATCGAAGAGAAAGCCATCGTGCCCTACGACGGCAAGCTCACCAAGCTCGACGCCGCGCCCGATCCCGCCAAGCGCGTGCTGACGTTCGCGAGCTACGAGGCCGGGCAAACGCCGGTCGCTGGCTACCCCCACGGCAAAGACACCCGCTGTGGCATCCGCTCCGTCAAGCTGAGCGCCATCCGTGGCGTCGGCTCCAAGTGCTACAAACCGAGAGGGGTCGTGTGATGGCAGTCACCCTGCTACAGGAGGCGGCCGAGGCCGTCAACTCCGCGCTCTACCAAAGCGACTTCGAGCCGCTCGGCAACTCCGAGGGCGGCCGGATCGACTGGTGGCACCGAGGCGAGAAGGGAGGGATGAGGCAGATGCGCGTCGCCGTCGAGCGTAGCGAGGTCATCCCCTACCTGATCGTGGAGGCGCAGTGGCCCGCGCCGCAACCGGACGGGGGACGCGCCCGAGGGACGCAGCGGCTCACCGTACCGTGTGACGGTTCACAACCGCGCGATCAGGTCATCGACGCCACCGTCGAGGTCGTGGTGAAGCTGCTCGAACTCTTCGGCGACATCCTCTCCGGGCAGGCCGCCATGCCGCCGCGCGAAGAGCAAGAAGAGGTCGAGCTGTGAACACCCGCGAACTCATGGGCCTGCCGGACAAGGCCCACGCCGGGCCGACGCTGGTCGAGCAGCTCTGGCTCAAGCTCGACGGCGCTTACGCCCGCTGGCGGCGTTACCGGCAGCACGCTCGCAACGGCGAAGAGCTGCCCGCCGAGATCAACCTCGACTTCATGCACGGCCGCGTGGTCGGTCTTGTGCAGGCCATCGCGATCATGTCGCGCGGCGTGCTGGACGAGAACGGCGTGAAGGCCGAGTGCCTCCGGCGCTGGAAAGACCGGCAGGGGCTTGACAAATCCCAGCCCCCGGCGGATGCTTGATCCGTGGCAATCACCGTCGAACTGGTCGAGGACCGTATCGAGCTGCGCGGATGGGTCGGGCCGAACACGCCCGACCTCTGCCGCCGTGTCGGTGGCGGCCGGTTCAGTAAGGTCGGCGGCAAGCACTGGCGCTACCCCGTCAGCATGACGACGTGCCGCCGGTTCCGCGAGGTATTCGGCGCTCAGCTCAAGATCGGCCCGGCGCTGAATCTGTGGGCTCGGCAGGCCAAGGCCGCCGAGGCTGAGCTGGACGCGATCAAGAGCATGGCCGTGGACGCCGCGCTGCCCTGCATCCGCACCTACGCGCCCGCGCTCCACGAGGCGGCGCGGCCGTACCAGCGCGCGGGCATCGCCTTCGGCGCTCGCGTCGGCACCTTCCTGCTGGCAGATCAGCCGGGCCTCGGCAAGACCGCTCAGGCCATCGGCACCGTGATCGAGCGCAACCGCGAGAAGCCGCTCTACCGGCACCTGATCCTCTCGCCCAAGATTGCGGCCGAGACAGTGTGGCCCGCCGAGGTCGCCAAGTGGACGCTCAGCGACTCTCAGGCTTTCCCCCTTGTCGGGACTAGGGCCAAGCGCGAAACGGCGCTCAGCGCCGCGCTGGGGGTCACCACGGGGCATGTCTTTGTCTGCGCGAACATAGAGATGGCGCGACTCAAGAACGGCGAGCCGCTCTGGCCGCAGCTCCACGAGATCGCGTGGGACACCGTGATCCTGGACGAGAGCCACCGCGCGCTCGTGCGGAAGAGCGTCAAGTCCGAGTCTCAGCAGCGGAAGGGCATCGTGGCGCTCAAGGCCCGCGACCGGATCGCGCTGTCCGGGACGCCCATGCGCGGCAAGCCCGAGCAGCTCTGGGGCACGCTGAACTGGCTCGACCCGAAGGTCTACAGCTCGTACTGGTCCTTCGTGGGGCAGTTCTACGAGACCGAGAGCAACGGCTTCAGCCGCCACGTCATCGTCGGCTTCCGGCCCGGCGGGGAGGACGCGCTCGCGAAGGCCGTCTCCCCGATCATGCTCCGGCGCACCAAGGCTGAGGTCCTGCCCGAGCTGCCACCCAAGACCTACGCGGGCTGGCACCTGATCCCCGGCGACGAGGGCTCACCGTTCGGCGTCTGGCTCACCCCCTCGCCCAAGCACGCGGCGCAGTACGCCGAGTTCGAGAGCGACGCGAGCATCGAGGCTGACGGGGCCGAGATCATCGCGGTCGGCGCACTGGCCGAGCACACCCGCAAGGTGCAGCTCGCGAGCGCCGTCCACGGCATCCTCGGGGACGGTACGCTCATGCCGTCGTGCGACTCGGTGAAGTTCGAGTGGCTGATCGAGAAGTGCGCCGAGCTGGGGCTGCCCGACGAGGGCCGCCTCGTGGTCGCCTCCCGGTTCACCCGCCTCATCAACATCTTCGCCGCTGGTCTGGTCACCGCTGGCATCCCGGCGGTCGCGCTGACCGGCGAGACCAGCAGCAAGCGCCGTCAGGAGATCATGGACGACTTCCAGAGTGACTCGCCCACCCACCGCGTCGTGCTCATCAACACGATGGCCGCCGGGGTCGCGATCACCCTCGACGCCGCCGACGATCTCGTGATGCTGGACGAGTCCACGGTGCCGGACGATCAAGAGCAGGTCGAGGACCGCGTTCACCGCGCGAGCCGGATGCACAACGTCACGATCCATTACCTCCGCACCCTCGGCACCATCGAGGAAGAGGTCGCCTGGATTGCGGCGGCCCGAGAGAGCGTTCAGAAGTACGTCCTGGACGGAGCGCGCGGCGTAGAGTACGCCCGGCAGCTCTACATCACCAAGAAGGAGCACACCAATGCCCGTTAAATCCACCCCCGAAGGCGAAGCCATCGCGGCCGAGAAGTTCTACGAGTGGGCACAGGAGCGCCACCCGGAGATCGTCGCCCGATTCTCGCGCGTCCTCGAACTGCGCGGTCTCGAAGCCGTGATCGCGGGAGCCATCGAAGAGGCCAACAAGATCCGCGCCGAGCTGGGAGAGCCGGTCGGCCCCGTAGTCGTGGCCGAGGTCGCCCACCTGACCACCGGCACGGTCACCGAGGCGGCCAACCCCAAGCGCACCCGCACGCCGCGCAAGCCGAAGGACAAGCAAGCGCCCCCGGTGCAAGAGGTCGTGGAGCCGGTGCCGCCGGTCGTGGACAACGGCGACGACACCGTGACGTTCACGAGCACCGAGGTCGTGGACGAGACGCCGCCCGAGTTCGAGCCGGACGACTTCGAGGACTTCGAGATCCCGGCCGACGACGCGAACGACGAGTTCTGAGATGGGCCGCCCTGTCGCGGGCACGCCGCACCTGAGAACGTCCGAGCGCAAGGATTTCAAGCGGTGCGTGGCCCGCTGGGACTGGCGCTGGCGCAAGGGGCTCGTGCCCAAGTACCCGCGCCCGGACGCGCGGTGGTTCGGCACCGGGATTCACCTGGCGCTGCAACACCGCTACAGCCTGCCCGGCACCGAGCGCGGCTACAACGTGCTCGGCGTCTGGCGTGACTACTGCAACGACGAGGCCGCCGGGGTCTGGGTGACCGATGAAGAGGACGACCAGCACCCGAAGTGGGTGGACGCCCGCGAGCTAGGCGAGATCATGCTCGGCGGCTACCTGGACGAGTACGGGCTCGACCCGACGTGGCACGTGCTCTCGGCCGAACAAAGGTTCGAGTTCCCGGTCCCCTACCCCAAGCGCGAAGGCACGATGGTCCTCTACAACGGGACGTTTGACTTCGTGGGCCGCGATCTTGAGACGGACGGCTCGCTGTGGCTGTGGGACCACAAGACCGCGAAGCAGATCACGCTCGACCACCTGCCGCTTGACGATCAAGCTGGCAGCTATTGGGCCGTGGCCTCGAAGGTGCTGTCCGATCAGGGCATCATCCCGCGCGGCGAGAAGCTCGACGGCATCCTCTACAACTTCCTCCGCAAGGGGAAGCCGGACCCGCGCCCGCGCAACGCCGCCGGGCAGTACACGAATCAGCCCACCAAGGAGCACTTTCTCAAGTCGCTCACCGAGGCGGGGTGCATCGTCCACGGCAAGATGACCAAGGATCGGCTGATCGAGGAAGCCGAGAAGTGGGGAGTGACGGTGCTCGGCGAAGTATCCGAGCGGCAGCCTCCGGCGCTCTTCCACCGCGAGCCGGTGTACCGCACTGCGCCCGAGCAGCGCACACAGATCCGCAAGATCCAGGCCGAGCATTTGCATATGGACGCAGTGCGACGTAGGCTCTTACCGATCATCAAAACACCGACCCCCGACTGTCGATGGGACTGCGACTATTTCCAGATGTGTGAGTTGCAGGAATCCGGCGACGACTGGCAGGCATTCCGGGACGGCTCATTCAAGAAGTCCGATCCCTACGCTGACCACCGCGAGTCCGCAGACGCGGACTGAGCACACACCCACCAAGGAGAAAGAAATGCAGAACGACCTGCAAGAGAAGTCCGAAGAGGCTTGCGCCCGAATGAACGAGATGGTGCAGGAGTTGTTCGGCGGCCGGGAACCCGGTGAGGACGGCGACGGCGACGGTTGGTTCGTCGCCGCGATCCACACGCCCGACATGCCGTCCGGCGGCGTGATGTCGTTCGCGTCGCTGCCCTACGCCGAGGCCATCGGAGCGGCAACGATGCTCGCGATGGTGTTCACCCGGAAGCACGAGGAACGGCAGATGTCATTTGTCGTGCGCGGCTTCAGTGACGTGGACGCCCGGCGTCTGTCGATGGTGGAGGCGTACAGCCGCCACTACGAGGCGGGCACCAAGGTCGCCAACGTGATCGAGTTGGTCGCGCAGTTCGACGCCGCCGAGTTCGACACTCGCGACGAGATCCGCGCCCAGATCGAGGCGCTGCTCGAAGAGATCCAAGCGGACGCCGACGCCGACCTCGAAGCCAAGCTCACGGCATCCGCCGCTGAGCACGAGGTCGAGATCGGGCTCGCGATGTCCGACGCTGCGAATTGGGGGCACAACCCGAATGAGTGACGAGACCGAGGACGCGCCCAAGGCGCGCAAGCCCAACTCGGACGACGTGACAGGGGAGCAGGCAACCGACCTGCCCCCGGTCACCGACCTGGACGAGTTCACCGAGTACCTCTGCATGTTGGCGTACTCGGACCCGTTCGTCGGCAAGACCTGTCTCGCCGGGAGCGGTGGCGAGAAAATGCTCATCATCGCTACCGAAGAGGGAACCTTTACGGCACGCCGGATGGGCTCGAAGGCCAAGACCGTCCGGGTTCGCTCGTACAAGCAGATCGGCGCGGTTGTGAACCAACTGCGCCGGACTGGCGCGTACCAGGGCTTTGCGCCCGAGTGGGTGGCCGTGGACACGCTCGGCGGGATGCAAGAGCTGATCCGTACCGGCGTGCTGCTCGACCCGCCGAACAAGAAGCCGCGCAACATCGACCAGCCCGAGCTTCAGGACTACGGCGTGATGATGTCCCGCTACCAGCGGCTCATCAAGGCGTTCAAGGACGACGTGCCGTGCCACGTGCTCTTCCTCGCCCACGCTCAGCACATCGAGGACGAGGACGGCAACCCGCTCATCATGCCGGACATTCAAGGGAAGTGGGGGACCAACGACAAGAGCACGGCCGCCCGCTGGACCATGAGCAAGGTTCACGCCTACGGCGCGCTCCGCGTGGTCAAGCCCAGCAAGGCGGAAGATTCGGTGCGGCGCTGGCAGTTTGCCTCGGCAGGGCCATACCGAGGGAAGGACCGTTACGGGGTGCTCTCTCCGTACGTGGACAACCCCAACCTGAAGGAAATCGCGGCGCGAATCATCGCGTCGAACACCACCACCAAGGAAGGCTGAAATGCCCAAAGCCAACGTCCGACTCGGCGAGTTCGCCGACATCGAGCCCGCCGCTGGGTTCACCGATTACACCGGCCCGGTGCCTCCGGCCGGGCTCTACCACTGCACGCTGAAGTGGATGAAGCTCACCAAGAATGGGTCCGGCGACCCGATGTTCAAGGTGATCTTCGAGGTCTCCGAGCCGAAGGGCAGCGAGAAGGCGAAGTACAACGGCTACGCCATCTGGCACAACGCCAACATCACCCGCGTCGGTGCGCCCTACCTGAACGCGATGCTGGACGCGCTCGGGCTCGGACGCTCGGACGACATCATCCTCTCGGACGACGGAGGCAAGGAAGAGCGCGTGGTCAAGATCGGCCGCAAGAAGGTGGACGGGCTGACCGTGCTCGTGAACACCAAGCGGAAAGAGTGGCCCGAGGATTCCGGCGACTGGACGCTGGCCGCCCGCGCGTTCGCGAGCACCGGCAACACGGTATCGGTGGAGAAGGACGCCGAGCCCGACAGCGAGCCGGACGCCGAGCCGGACGCATGGGATGTGCCGGACGACGGCGACTCGTTCTGAGTCCTGCTGATCCGCGCCCGGCGGGGGCTGACCACACCGACCCCGCCGGGCTTTCCCTCTCTTGGAGTCAAGTTGCCACTCATCACCGCTGAGATCGACGGCGAAGCCGTCAAGGTCTTTGCACTCCCACCCTCTGACCCGGAACGCCGCGCCCACTTCGGCGGTCGCTGGCGGCAGTTCTGCGAGTCGGAAACGATCTTCGGCCTGGACGTAGAGACCACGGCCATTGACGAGGACCTCGGTGCCTGGCACCCGGACGCGAAGCTGCGCGCCGTGCAGTTCGGCACCGCCACGCAGGCGTGGATGCTCGACCCCACTGACCCGTTCTGGCGTCGGCGCATCGTCGGGCTCTTGAATGACCCGTGTAAACGCTTTGTCAGCCACACGAATTACGACGTGCTGTGGATCTTGCGCGAGTTCGGGATCGACCTCGGGGTGGACGACCGCTCGCTCGACACGTTCCCGATGGCCGCGCTGCTGCGCCCCGGCGAGACCAACGCGAAGGACCTCAAGACCCTCTCGACCATCTTCATCGACTGGCAGCTCGTGGCCGCCGAGAAGGAGATGCACGCCCGGTTCTACGAGCTGGCCCCCAAAGAGGCGCGCAAGGGCACCACGACCAAGAACGGGCTGAAACCCGGCAAGGCGCTGAAGGCGTGGGGCTTCACGAACATCCCCCTGGACGACCCCTCATTCAGCCGCTACGGCGGTTTCGACGCCATCTACGTACGTCGGCTGCTCGACATCCTGAACGCCCGTCTCCGTGCGGCTGGGATGGCGCGGTTGGGCCGCCGCGAGCAGCGCATAGAGCGGTTGATGACCGCCGTGCAGGTGCGCGGCCACAAGCTCGACGCCGAGTACACGCTCGAACGGCTGAACGAGATCAACGCGACGTTCGAGGCGGCCGACAACTACGTCCAGCGCGTCTGCGACTGCAAGAGCGGCTCGCCCAAGGTCGGGCTCTGGCTCGAAGGCAACGGCGTCAGCTTCGTGGAGCGCACGCCGACCGGCCGACCGAAGCTGGCGAGCGAGCAGCTTGAGTACCTCGTGGAGCTGTACGAGCCCGGCACGCCCGCTGGCGACGTGCTGGCGGCGCTGCTGACGCTCTCGACGCACAAGAACATGCGCTCGAACCTGGCGCAGTGCTACCGCGCCCAAGACCGCAACGGCTTCGTCCACCCGCGCATCCTCACGCAGCAGGCATACACCGGCCGCATGTCGATGAGGAACCCGCCGATGCAGACTTTCAAGAAGGGTCCGCTCAGGGGGTGCTTTGTCGTAAGCGCGCCCGGCAACGTGTTCGTCGGCGCTGACTACGAGGGGCAGGAGATCCGCATAGCGGCGGCGTTCAGCGACGACCCGCTGCTCTGGCAGATCGTCCTCGAAGGGCTGAGTCAGCACGTGCTCACGGCCGAGCGGATCTTCCCCGACTTCGCTGGCAAGGAAGAGTCGCCGGACCAGTACAAGGCCGCGAAGATCCTGGACTTCGCCCAGCAGTACATGGCCGGGCCTAAGAAGATCGCCGCTCAGCTCGGCAAGCCGTACGCCGAGGGCAAGGCGCTGTGGGCCGCGTGGCGCAAGACCTACGCCGGTCTGGTCCGGTGGAGCGAGCACGTCGCCCGGTTCGACTCGATCACGAACCCGTGGGGCCGCCTGATCCCGCAAAACCCGTTCAAGCCGTACGCAAACGGCAACTATGCGATTCAGTCCTCCGGCCGCGACGCTCTCGGCGACGCGCTGGTCAACCTGGACGCTCGCGGCTACGGTCGCAACATCTGGCTCCCGGTCCACGACGAGATCATCCTCGAAGTGCCCGAGAGCGACGCCGAGCACGCCTGCCGCGTCCTCGAAGAGTGCATGTACACCAAGATCGGCGATATGGAACTCACCGCAAAGGCCGAGATCATCGGCACCCGTTGGAGTGGAGAAAAGTGAGCAAGAAAAAGATCGAACCCCCTTTGCCGCCGTCGAGCGCCCAGCTCGTTTGGTTCGACCCCGGCAGCACGACCGGCATCTTCATCGTCAACGTCGAGCCCGCGTGGCTGGCCGGGGAGGGACGCGCGAACCTGGCCGGTCTGCGCGACGCGATCCTGACGTTCGACCACATTCAGGTCGGCCGGTTGGAGCGCGCCGCCGAAGGGCTGTGCGAGATCCCAGAGGCCACGCTTGAGGCCGCCGACTCGCACGGCATCAAGGTCCACGACCTGCAAGAGCTGAGGTCCGTGCTGGCCGGTCTCGACGTGCTCGCCCGGCACCCGTTCGCGGCGTGGGGATACGAGGACTTCCGCGTGCGGCAAATCTCGCAATCGGACGACTTCCTGTCCTCCCCGCGCGTCGGCAGCTCGCTCCGTGACGCCATGCTGCTCGGCAACCCGCCGCGCCCGCCGTTCCGGCAAGATCCCTCGGATATGCTGGCACTCCCGGACGAAAGGATGCAGGCGCTCCGTCTGTACCGGCGAGGGATGCCACACGCCACCGACGCGGCCCGGCATGGCGCGCTCTTCCTGCGCCGCGCCCGGCAGGACGCCGACCTGCGAGCCGAGGCGTGGCCGCATCTCTTCGGAGGCCGGTGATGGTTGCGATCCCGGTTCGGCGCTCGTGCTCGTGCGGGCTCACTCTGCGCCCGCGACCCGAGCCATTGACGCGCGGCGTCAATGTGCTCTATTGCCCGCACTGCGACACACCTTGCAAGGTCTCGAAGGCCACGTGCGAGCTGTGCAAGAAATCACTGAGGACGGTTCACGATGGCTGACGCGCCCGAGAACACACAGCTCTGGTATTTGCAGGGTCTCCTGCGCCAGAACGGCTGCAAGTACGGCCAAGGGGACGATTGGCAGTGCCCGGCGCACGATGACGACAATGCTTCCCTCGGCGTCAGCCAAGGCGAGAAAGGCGTCGTGCTGCACTGTGCCGCCGGTTGCCACCCGACCGAGGTCCTGGCCGCGCTCGGAACCACCTGGCCGATTGTGTTCGCCTACGAGCCCGGCGACCCGGCGTTCAAGGAGACGCCCGACGACGCGGGGCAGGCTCGATCCGGGCAGAAGTCGCTCGAAGATCAGGCCAAGGCGCACGGCGGCGTCGTCAAGCGCACGGCGTACGAGTACCGCACGCCGGAGGGCGACCTGGCGCGCAAGGTGATCCGGTTCGACTTCGGCGACGGCACCAAGACCATCCGGCAGAAGATCCATGACAAGCGCCCGGTGCTCTTCCGCTACGAGCTGCTTCGCAAGGGCATCGACGCGGGCCTGCCGGTGTACGTGGTCGAGGGTGAGAAGAGCGTGGACCGGCTGAACGCGGTCGCTGGCAAGGGTGAGCAGCGGCGCGCTGTGGTCACCTGCTCGCCCGGCGGCTCGCAAGGCTGGACGGACGGCCACGGCGCGCTGCTGGCCGGTGCCTCGAAGGTGGTCGTGATCGCCGACTATGACGAGGCAGGGTTCAAGTACGCCCGCGACGTTCGTGACTCGCTGCTCGGCCTGCTGCCCACTACGGCGGTCTCGGTTGTGCGCTCGGCGACGGGAAACCCCGGCGATGACATCTGCGAGCACCTGGACGCCAAGTTCAAGATCCGCGAGCTGGTCCCGGTGGACCTGGACGCCGAGCTGGCGGTTGACAAGGTTGACGACGTGCCCGACGACGAGATCGGGCTTCGCTTGCCCGACGTGATCCCGGTCGAGCGTGACCCGGACGCTGAGCCGCCCGCTATGGGGCTCGCGTGGCCGTCCTCGAATCAGCCCTCGGATGTCGCCGAGAAGCTGGCCGCCAACATCACGTGGGCCGGTCACTGCCGCATCCGCAACTGGCGCGACCAGTGGCTCTATTGGATACCCGAGGTCGGCTCGTACGTGATCTTGGAAGAGAAGCAAATGCGCGGCCAACTGCGCGAGATCCTCAAGGACAAGCGGACCAAGAACGCCGAAGGCGAACTCGTGCCGTGGAACCCGACCAGCTCCAAGCTGAAGGGGGTCATGGACATGCTCGACGGGCTCGATGACGTGTTCGTGCCCGCCGACTACTCGCCCGGCTACCGCTTCAGCGGCGAGGATGACGACGACCGGCTCTATCTGCAACGGCAGGTGATCGACCTCAAGACCTACGAGACTCTGCCGCCGTCGCCGGACTACTTCGTGCTGTCGGCTCTGCCGTGGACCTATGACCCGGCGGCGTCCTGCGCCCGCTGGGAGCAGTTCCTCATCGAGGCGTTCGACGGCGACGCGGAATCGGTCGCGCTGCTGCAAGAGTGGTTCGGCTACGTGCTGACCAGCGACACGTCGCACCAGAAGTTCCTCTCGCTCTACGGCCCTCCTGGCAGCGGCAAGTCCACCATCGCTCGTGTGCTGCGCGGCTTGCTCGGCAAGCACGCGGTCGAGTCGGTGACGATTGAGTCGCTCGGCTCTCCGTTCGGCATGGCGCAGATGGCCCGCGCCCGGCTCTGCATGATGAGCGATGTCTCGTGGACAATGCGCGAGATGGACACCGTGGTCCAGACGCTCAAGGGGGTGACCGGCGAGGACGAGTTGCGGATCGAGGACAAGTACGAGAAGGCGTATTCGGCCTACGTGTCGGCCCGGCTGATGTTGGTCTCGAACGAGCGCCCGTTCCTGCGCGATCCGTCCGGCGCGGTCATGCGGCGGTTGATGGTCCTAGAGACATCGGCCACGGTGCCCTCTGAACGGCGTTCTGCGGGGCTCTACGGCGAGTTGGTAGGTGAGATGCCCGGAATCCTGAATTGGGCTCTCAGCGGCTTGCGTAGGCTGCGCGAACGGGGTGCGTTCACGGTGCCTAGCTCGACCGCTGGCGAACTGGAAGAGATCGCCCGTGCAACTACCGAGCTGGGGACGTTCATCGAAGAGCGGTGCGAGCTGGGGGCCGACCTGCACGTGTCGGCGGCCGAGTTCGGTGACGCCTACCGGGCATGGCGCGAGGCGCAAGCTATCCAATTCCAGCCCAACAACCCCCAAATCGGACGAGAGCTGCGGTCGCTGCATCGCTCGATCACGGGCAAGGTGATGGGGAGCGCCCGCAAGGGGACACAGGAGCGCCACTACATCGGCATCACTCTCCGTGAGCGGAATCTGTCGATTGGGGGTCGGTGACCATGTGGATGACAGCAGTGCTGTCATACATCGCGGTTGCTGTCATACGGTTGACCTGCGGTGGAAACGCGGATGACAGCGATGACAGCAACTTCTTTCCTTTGCGTATGAGGAAGGTAAGTAGAGAGGGGAGGGGTGTGTGCGCCCGCACACCCGCACATACGTATAAAGGTGCAAGAGTGCTGTCATACACGTCATCTCTGTCATACATGCAGGTCAGAGGCATATTCTTGCTGTCACCGCTCTGTCATCGCTCTGTCATACGTGATGTGGGTCACAGAGAGGCGAGCTGGAAGGACCGTGGAGGGCATGAAATTGCTCCCTCACCCTGGCCGAGCAGCTTTCCAGCCTCTCGCGCGGGTCTGGCGCTCTCGTTTGAGAGCGCCGCTCCGAACCGAGAGCACTGCTCTCGTTTATACAAGTCGAACTGACTCGCCAGTCAGTTCGATCTTGAGGCTCGACGCAGCGCGACTGCGCGCCACGCAGCGCAGGCGGCAGTACGCAGACGCCGGTCCTCTGAGAGGCCGCTCTGTGGAGCGCCGCTCAGCGACCGCTCTCGGGGGTGGTCCTATGACCCACGGCGTAGGGCCGCTCTGTGGCGGCCGTCCACTGAAGGCCGCCGTGAGAGGGCCTTCTGGGTGGCCCTTGACAGACCGGCGTCAGTGTGGGAGCGTGTTGCTCATGGACGACACCGACACCGATTACGCGGACGATGGCTGGCTCGAACAAGCGTTCGAGGACAGCGTGAGTGGCTACCTGTACGAGGACGGCTTCACTGACGAGGACGAGCCTGCCGAGCCTGCTGCTGCTGACTACGACAGCGCAGACTACGGCGAGGCGGGTCCTCCGTGGTGGCCCTGAGCCAAGGGAGGGCCGAAAACCCACGGCCGTACGGTGCGATTGAGCGAGCGCGTTGCTCGCTCGAATCGCGCTCCACCGTAGCTGCCTGGCTGCTGGCTGGCAGGGGGGAGTGCCGCGCACGCGCACATGCGCGAGCGTCGCACCACCCCACCCCCTACCCGCGAGAAAGCTGGGAAATCGACGGGCGGGGGGCGACTAGGCCGTACAGGGAAACACCCCCTCCCGTTTTCCAAACCCCCACGGTTTCGGCCACGAGCTACGGTTGAAAAAATCCTCCCCCGTTTCGCTTGACACCAACCCCCACCCGTGAGCTAATGGACTCACACCACCCGCACCACCAAAGGAGCACACCATGACACGCAAGGATTACGAGCTGATCGCCAAGGCGGTCGCGTCAGCACACGACGCGGCCACGAGCCAAGCCGAGGACTTCGGCGTCAGCTTGGCGGCCGTCACCATCTGCCGCGAGCTGAAGGCCGCGAACCCCCGCTTCGACCAGAGCCGGTTCCTGCTGGCCTGCACCCCGGACGTGACGGCATGAGCAGCCACCACGCACCCCGAGGCGACCGCCGCTCCCAGCCCTTTGAGCGCGCATCTGCTCTCAAGCGCGAGGGGTGGGAGTTCGCCACCACGTACGCGACCTACCCGACCACCGAGGACCGTGAGCACATCGAGCGCACCTTCGGCGTCCCCACGGCCGCCGACTACATCGAGGCCATCCGGTGAGCGCCCTCACGTTCGAGATGAGCGTCGCGACAGCCGCCGCCATCCGGCCGTACATCCAGCCGTGGCGGGAGCCGCTCGACCTCTGCTGCCTCGTGGCGATCCACAACTGCGAGCCGTGCTACGCCTGCCACTGGCCGCTGGCCGTCCGGGTGGTCACCCGCCTGCCCGCCGACTACTTCAGCGACGAGAGCATCGCCGACCGCGAAGAGGCGAAGAGCTGGGACTTCTACCCGGACTGGTGACGCCACCGCTCGCGCTAGACCCCGCTAAAAAATCTAGAACTGAACCCTTGACACCGGCCCCGCAAGAGCGGAAGCTGGACCTAGCACCAAAACCACACACCAACCCAAGGAGAGACATGAACACCGCAAGCCCGAGCACCACGGCCCGCGACTTCTTTGCGGCCAACCCGAACCGCCACGACCGGCGCTTCCCGAACCCGGTCCCGAGCCCGTTCCACGCCTCGGCCCCCTTCACCCCGGCCGCCGTTCGCTCGGCCGCCTTCGACCTGGCCGCCGAGCGCGTCCGGGTCGCGCTGGCCTCTGGCGGTGCGCTGTGAACGACGTGCGCCTGAGCACCGATCACGACTTCGCGAGCGTCGGGGTCCTCGATGACCCCGGCTACCGCGACGGCGTGGTCTGGCTCGAACTGAACCGCCACCACGAGGACGGCCCGCCGCGCATCCCGCTCGCCAACCTCACCCCCGCCGAGGCGCGCGAGCTGGCTGCTCAGCTCATCAAGGCCGCCGACGCCACCGACCACCCCGTCATTGACGGAGAAGTGGAGCGCGAGCTGTGAACGAGCGCCACCCCTACCCCGAGAGCGACAGCGCGACCGCGCTGGGCATCGCTCTGATCTACACGGCGGTCGTTCTGGTCGCCGCAGCCATCGCAATCGCTTGGAGCGTGGTCTCGTGAGCATCGTCCAGAGCTTCACCCTCCGCAACAACAAGCGGAAGGTGGCGATCAACCTCGGCAACGTCACCCACGCGAGCCCGCACTTCTGGTTCCCGCCGGAGACTCGCGACGACCCGGACCCCACGCCGACAAGGTGCGTCGAGGTCCACGTCGCCGGGTGCGAGATCCCCTTCATCCTGGCGACCACCTACGAGGACTTCGTGTTCGCGTGGGGCCGCGCAGTCACCCCCCAACCCACACCCATCCTCGTCCAGGGAGGCGCACGATGACCACCAACCCGCTCCGCAAGACCAAGAAGAAGGGCCGCGCCAACGGCGACTGGAAGCGCATCGCCGCTTCCCGGCAGGCCGCGCACGGCAACCGCGAGACCGTCCGCACCGTAGGGCTCTCGGCGTCTGCTCCGGCGCTCTCGGCAGTCGGCTCGGCGGCATACCGCCGCTCGCTGGCCCGCCGTGGACGGAGGTCGGCATGAGCCGCGCCGACATCCGCCGCGCCGGAGTCCAGCGCAACCGCAACGGCGCAGTCCGCGCCGCCGCGTGTTGCCGGATCAAGCCCTGCGCGCGCCACGAGGCCGTCAACGGCCTGCTGCTCGAAGTCCGCAAGGCCGGGAAGTGGCAGCCGCTCGGCGTCATGGGCCGGGACGGGCAGTGGGTGATCCGCAAGGACCCCGGCAAGGCGGTCGAGCTGTGAGGGGGCAGGCTCGCGTCGAGCTGCACCACGACGGCGAGTTCTCGGCGCTCCACATCGGCCGCCACGCCGAGGGCCTCTACCTCGACGTGTGCGCGTCCGAGGACGGCCGCGAGGCCATCACCGGGATCATCCTGCTCGCGCCGCACGAGGCGCACGAGCTGGCCCGTAAGATCACCGAAGTCCTCGACAGCACACCCAAGGAGATCGAGTCGTGAGCAGCCCCGAGACCGTCGCACGGCCCACCCTCGCCGAGGGGGTCCACAAGATCGTCCGCGCTCACCGCTTCGGCGCTGGCGCGCTCGAAGTCCACGCGCTCCGCAGTGAGATCGGCACCGGCCACCCGTTCGTCGGCATCCGGCTCATCGCGGACGCCGGGGACAACACCACCGACTTCATCAGCGCCGACGACGCTCGCGCGTACGCCGCCCTGCTGATCGAGGCCGCCGACGTGGCCGAGCCCCCTCGCTGCCACGCTTGCGGGATACACACCCCGCACCTGCGCCACCACAACACACCGCCAACCATCTAGGAGAGACAACATGAGCATGAGAATCAACGCGAGCAGCGTCGTTCGCGGCGATCAGGTCAAGATCAACCACCGCTGGCACTACGTCCAGGCCAAGGAGATGCCGCGCGACGGCCTGAAGGTCTGGCTCCGGCTCGACAACGGCGAGCTGCTTGAGTACGCGGGCCACGAGATCGTGGAGGTCGGCGACAAGCTCTCCGGCTCCGGCGGCTCCGGGAGCGACGCATGACGCGCCGGGACTGGCTCGTGTGCCTGATCGCGCTCGTGGTGTTCGTCGTGGTCGAGGTCGGCGTCCTGCTGGCCCTGAGTTACGCCACCCCGTCGAGCTGCACGCCGCACGCGATCTTCGTCGGCAACACCGTGATCGAGTATTGCCGATGAAGCGCCACTACATGACCGGCGCTGAGCGCATGGCGTGGCTCGGCATCCGGTACTACCTGCGTAACCTTGGAGTCACCGCGCTCGCGTTCGGCGTCGGCCGCTTGACAGCCCGGCGTCGAGCGCGCACCATCTGAGGTAGCAACCGAAAGGAAGATCAACATGGCCGTCACGGTCACGCTCCACCTGCACGACGGCACGACAATCGTCGGCGACACCGACAGCGCCACGTCAGACGCGGCGGCGACCGCCGTCTCGCTGCGTGACCAGCTCGACGCCTACGAGTGGGTGACCTTCACCCGCGCGGCGGCCCCGATGATCCTCGTGGACCGCAGCAACATCAACTACTTCGAGATCACCGTCTCGTAGTCAACCCTCACCATAGGAGAACACGCACCGTGAAGAGTTACGTAGGTCAGAACTGCGTCCTTGAGTGCCTCGCCACGCCGAACGCCTGGCGGCGCAACAAGATCGACGCGCCGGTCGCCATCCGCGACCTCAAGTTCCGCGAGCTGACCAGCCTGCTGAGCTGGCTGGTCAACTCGGTGGACATCATCGCTCGGGCTCAGCGGACGACGCCGAACCCCGCGCTCGGCACCCCGGCGACCGGGAGCGAGCTGGACTGGCTGCTCTCGACCCCCGTCGTCGCCGAGATCGTGACGGCGTTGGAGATCAAGCAGCTCCACGCCGCGAGCGCCGTCAACCGGCAGCGACACGGGTTCGCTGCCACCGTCCAGGACGGAGCCGCGCGATGATCCACTTCCTGCTCTACGTCATCGCCGTCGTCCTGCTCAGCGTCGTCGCCTGGGTCTGCCTCGTGTTCGTGGCGGCTCTCGTGTCGGCGACGTTCGACGCCGTGCGCGGCGTCGTCCGTCAGCACCGGAAGGAGCGCACCAATGTTTCGAGGCCGTAAGACCTACCGGGTCAACCGCTGGTCAACCGACAGCTCGGACCCCCAGATCGCGCTCCCGGAGGATCGGGAGGAACGGCCGACGAATGAGTCGGATGTGGTCAGCTCGGAGACGTACGGCGGCGCTCACATGCCGGTGCTGGACATCGACGTGCCGCACCACTACGAACCGAGCACGACGCCGGGCCACGGCCACCTGTACCTCGACGTGGCGATCTCCTGGCCGGTCTACCGCAAGCTGCTGATCGCGCTCGAAGAGGCGGGGGTGCTCGAAGAGGGCTACGTTGGGGCCTCAATCGACCGGAGAGCGACGTTCGTGCGCTTGCCGTGGGTACGGAAAGGAGCAGACAATGGGAAAGCGTCAGCGAGCGCGTGAGCGCGCGGCAGGGGCCTTCGTGAGTCCCCTGCTGGCCGAGTACGCCAAGCGCGTGAGGGCCTCTGTGGAGGCCGTAGGCGACGTTCCGCCGGGCACCCACACAATCACCCTCGGCGACATCGTGGAGCAGCAGGAGGCGGCGTTCCGGGCCGCGACGGAGGTCGCTACGGTGGCCCCGCCGGACCCGACGCCGGAAGAGATGCTCGCGACGGCCGTGGAGTGGACGAATCGGTGCCGGTTCGCGCTTGGCGCGAAGGTCTGGCGCAAGGTGGACGGCAAAGAGGCCCGCGTCATCGACATCAAGTTCACGCCGGACGGCTGGCCCACCTACCTCGTGCAGTACGAGAACGCCAAGCGGGAGAAGCACCCCGTTCCGGCCGCGTACGAGAAGCTGTCCGCTCGCCGGGTGTACTTCCCGGTGGACCTCACGACGGGACGAAACATCCTGCCCGAGGTAGCCTGAACGCATGGTCTCCACACTCCCAAAGGGCACGCTGGGTTGCGACTACTCGATGGCGCGACCCGGCGGTGCCGCCATCGCCGCCGCTGGCTACAGGTTCGTTCTGCGCTACCTGAGCTACCAGCCGGAAAAGAACATCAGCCCGCCGGAGCTGGCAGACCTGCATAGCCACGGCCTGTATGTAGGGTTCGTGTGGGAGACCACCGGGACCTCGATCCTCGGCGGCGCTGGAACCGGCGCTGTCGAGGGGGCCGCAGCTCGCTCGATCCTCGAAGAGTGCGGCGTCCCGGCCGACGTGCCGATCTTCGTCGCGCTCGACGAGGACGACCGTGGCGTGTTCGGCTGGCAGGGCTCGATCCGTGAGTACCTCGTCGCCTTCGCTCACGCGAGCGGTCACATGGCGATCCCGTACGGCTCGAACCGCGTGATCGACTTCTTTGAGAGTGGCTGGCAGACCGAGGCGTGGTCCACCGAGATTTCTCGGTTCGCCGCGCTCTACCAGCGCGCCGGGTCACAGACGCAGGCGTACCACTCGTTCCCGCCGAACACCCTGGACGAGGATGTGCTGCTCGCCGACCAGGCGATCTTCTTTGCCCCCGGCCCGCCACCGGCTCCGACCCCGGCCCCCGTCCCGATCCCTTCAGGAGACACCGTGCTCTACCCCGGCAACGTCAACGCTCACGGGCCGCTGAACTTCGCTCACCCGACCGTCGTCCGGCTCCAAGCCCTGCTCTACGCCAACGGCCTGCTCATCGCGCCGCGCAACGTCCTGCACTCCGTCCTCATCGCCGCGATCAACCGCGTCCAGGAGATCAACGGCTGGCCCATGACCGGCGTCGCCGACGAGCGCGTCTGGGCCTGGTGCCTCCGCAGGGAGCCGTGAGCTGTGCCTTGGTCACCTGCCTACCCTGACGGCCCCTTCACACACTCCGATGGCTTCGAGGCCCCGTTCCCGGAGGAAGCGCGCTGTGTGGCGCGCTCCAAGACCCGCTCGAACGAGGCCGGGGTGCCGCTCCGGTGCCGCAAGCCCCGGTGCATCGGTCTGCGCGTCTGCGCGCGGCATGGCGGCGCGAGCCCGGCCGCCGTGGACAAGCGCAACCGGACAAAGGCCGTGGCCCGGCTGCTCAAGTTCGTCACGCCGATCCCCGGCGACGACATCGAGGCCAACCCCATCGCGGCGTTCGAGCTTGAGTTCCGGCGCACCATCGCCAAGATCCGCTACCTGGACGAGATGATCCTCGAACTCGACCCCGAGCAGCTCGGGTGGGGCAAGGCCGAAGAGAAGCGCGTCGGGTCCGGCGAGTTCCCCGGCACGGACATCACGAGCAAGGCGCAGGCCAACGTGTTCTACGAGATGCAGCTTCGCGAGCGGAAGCATCTGGTCGAACTCATCAAAATCTGGATCGGTGCGAAACTCGACGTGCGGAAGCTCGAAATCGAGGCGCAGAAGGTGGACGCGCTGAACGGCGTCGTCGTCGCCATCCTGACCAAGCTCGGCCACGACGTTCACGACCCCGAGCTGCGCCGGACGGTGCGAGAAGAGATGCTCGCGCTGCCCGTGGCCGGGAGCGATTCGGCCAAGGTGGTCGCCACGGCGAAGGACATCGTGTCCACCGGCCATAGCCTCGTGCGCGAGGCCGAGACCGAGGCACGCAAGCGCGGCAACCCAAGGGACAACAAGTGATCTTGCTGGGCCGCAAGCGCGGCAACCCCTTCGAGCTGATCCCCGGCACCATCACGGCGATCACGCCGAACGTGCTGTGCCAGATCGACGGCAGCGCCACGGCGATCAAGGTCAAGGTGCCGAAGTACTACACCCCGGCCGTGAACGACCGGGTGGGCCTCGTCAAGATCGGCGCTCAATATCTGGCCCTCTCCACGGGTTGACAGCCCGTGTAAACGGGCATACCTTGGTCACACCACCTACCACCAAGGAGTCACACACCATGATTTGCGGACACTGCAAGGCCGCCGACGTGGACATCCCGCACGTCAAGGCTTGCGGCCACACCCCCGGCGCTGACAACTACCTCGACGCCGTTGGAGCCCCGAGCTGGGACTCAATCGTCGCCACCCGCGCGCTCCACCCGGTCTCCGAGATCGGCGTCTACAAGCACGAGGGGGACTTCTACCGGGTCCGCGAGGGCCGGTCGGGCTACCTCTACGCCGAGCTGATCGTCGTGGACCCGAGCGGCGTGAGCTTCGAGTACAGCAAGGGCACCATCCGCAAGCTCTACGCCGAGGACCGGATCACACTGACCGAGGCCGCCGAGTTCGGCCGCTGCTTCGGAGCCTGCTGCGTGTGCGGCCGGACCCTCACCAACCCGGACAGCATCGAGGCCGGGATCGGCCCCATCTGTGCAGGGAGGCTCTGACCATGACACGCGAAGAGTGGTTGACGCTGGCAGCCGAGAGGCTGCTGGCGCTCATCGCCGACAAGACCGAGCTGCCCGGAGCTGGGAAGGTGCAGGTCTCGGTCGGCTTCCCGCGCAACGACCGCAACGGCGTCGTGATCGGACAGTGCTACGTCCGCTCGTGCGGCAAGGGGGTGACGCAGGTGTTCATCTCGCCGACGTTGACCGCGCCGACCAAGGTGCTCGCGACCCTGCTCCACGAGCTGATCCACGCTTGCGATGACTGTGAGAGCGGCCACAAGGGAGCCTTCGTTAAGGCGTGGCGCGCGCTCGGGTTCGACGGGAAGCCGACGACCAGCGAGGTCAAGCGCGGCTCCGAGCTGTGGAAGGTGCTGTGCTCGGTGGCGTCGGATCTCGGCCCATACCCGCACAAGGGCCTTCAGCCCGGCTACCGCATGACCAAGAAGCAGGGCACGCGGATGGTCAAGTGCTCGTGCGACGACTGTGGCTACACCGTCCGCACCACCCGCAAGTGGCTCGAAGTCGCCACCCCGTTCTGCCCCAACCCCGAGTGCGAGGCCGCCGGTCTCTCGCTCACCATCGAAGAGAAGGAGCAAGATCCAGAATGAAGATCACCACCCGGCAGCTCGCGTTCCTCGCCGGTCGAGCGTTCGTGCTCGGCGAGGCCCGCAAGCCGTCCGAAAAGAAGATCACCGAGGCGTGCCCGTTCGAGTACACCGAGCCGGGCACCAAGGAGGCCGACCGCAAGGGAGAGAACGGCCGCCGCGCGGCGTGGCTCAAGGGAGCGACCGAGGCCCGCGCCGACCACGTGCCCCCGAGCAAGCGCGTCGAGGCCAAGCGCGACCCGCGCGCTCAGGGCCGCCACTTCTACCAGCGCGAGGCCAAGCTGCTCGGGAAGGGGTACGTCCTCCCGGTGTGACCGGGATCACACCCGCCGGAGTGGTTAGCGCCGCTCCGGCGGGGCATAATCTGTAGTGAGAGCCACGGAGGCCACCAAGCCGCCGGTAAGCTATCGCAGAGCCCTTGAGGGGAGCTGCGAGCGACCGGGACAGAGCTTAACCGCCTCGCCAGGACTCTCGGCGCACAAAGGCACTACGCGGCCGAGGCCGCCACACTCAAAGCCTGTGCAGGCCCGGTGGGATTAGAAGCCCTCACCGGGCCTTTTGCTTTGCCCGTAAACTGATCGCGTGACCAGCATGGGGCAGCAGCTCGCGGATCTTTGGGATACGCCGACTGACTACAGCACTGACCCGGTGGCGTGGTGCGCTGATCGAGGCGGCGAGTACATGTATGCCGCGCAACGCGAGATCATGCAATCAGTGGTCGAGCATCGCTACACCGCCGTCCACTCCGCGCACGATATGGGCAAATCCAAGGTCGCCGCGAACCTCGTGACGTGGTGGATCGACTCGCACCCGCCGGGCACCGCGTTCGTCGTCACCACGGCACCGACCGCCGCGCAGGTCTCCGCGATTCTCTGGCGCGAGGTCGGCAAGATGAAGCTCAAGACCGAGACCAAGGGCCGGATCAACCGCGCCGGATACCCGCAGTGGTTCATCGGCGACATCCTCGTCGGATATGGCCGCAAGCCCGCCGACTACGAGGAAAGCGCCTTCCAGGGAATCCACGAGCGGTACGTCCTCGTGATCTTGGATGAGGCGTGCGGCATCGCCAAGCATTTGTTCGACGCCGTGGACGCGCTCGCCACCAACGAGTACGCTCGCGTGCTCGCCATCGGGAACCCGGACGACCCCGGCTCCCACTTCGGCGGCGTCGTGTGCAAGCCCGGCTCCGGCTGGAACGTGATCCACCTGGACGGCCTCCGCTCACCGAACCTCACCTACGACCGCGTGGTCGGCCCCGACCCCGAGAACCCCAAGTTCCCGCTGCTCAAGACCCTTATGGAGGTCGAGGGCATCCCGTTCGCCACCGAGGCGATCCCCGAGGACATCCGGCCGCTGCTGATCTCCGAGCTGTGGATCGAGGAACGCATCAAGCGGTGGGGAGGCGTCCCCGAGGACGCGCAGCTCGTGTTCCCGCCGGACCAGCTCCGCGAGCTGGTCTCCCGCCGCTGTGCGTCGAGCCCGATCTTTCAGGCCAAGGTGCGCGGCGTGTTCCCGGACAGCGGCTCCGGCGGCGTCATCCCGCTCGGGTGGATCGAGCTGGCGATCAACCGCTGGCACGATCTCATGGACGGCGACAAGTACCCGACCGAGGTCGCGCCGAGCCTCCGCGCGCCGGAATCCGGCCGCAAGGTGATCGGCGTGGACGTGGCGCGTGGCGGCGAGGACGAGACGGCCATCGCGATCCGCTACGGCTCGCTCTGCACCGAGATCCGGCGCTACCGGCAGGCTGACACGACGGAGACCGCCGACACGGCCGCCGCGCACCTGCACGAGCCCGGCTCGATTGCCGTGGTGGACGTGGTAGGCGTCGGCGGTGGCGTGTTCGACCTCCTGCGCCGGTACAAGCGCGAGGGGATGATCGTCGGCACCCCCATGCCGTTCACCGCCTCGGCGCAGTCCGGCGGCGTGGACGCGACCGGCGAGTTCAAGTTCCGCAACGACCGCTCGGCGGCGTGGTGGCGTATGCGCGAGCTGCTCGACCCCTCGCGGGGCTCCGTGGTGGCGATCCCGGACGACGAGATGCTGAAGGCCGAACTGTGCGCGCCGCACTTCCGCTTCCACATCGGCGGCATCCTCGTGGTCGAGAGCAAGGAAGAGATCAAGAAGCGGATCGGCCGCTCGACGGACAGCGCCGACGCTGTGATTCAGGCGTTCTGGGCTGACGGCGGCGGGGAGATGCCGAAGGTCCAGGAGTTCCAGCCCGCAAAGCACGCCGAGTACGCTGTGTACAGCGAGGGATACCTGCCGTTTGTCGAGGACGACATGAATGTGGGGCCGGGAATCCAAGGTCGAGGGTGGGGTTCGCGCGACATGCCCGATTGGAGTGACTTGTGACGGTTCAACTGCTTGCGGAAGGCGACAGCTTCAGCGTGCCGCTGGACAAAGAAGAGGGTTCCGAGTTCGGGTGGTTCGACCGGCTGCTCTTCGGCTGGCGCGACGGCAAGGTGTTCGACTACGGGGATTGGGAAGCCCGCGACATCTACGAGATGTTGGCGCGCGACTACCGAGCCCGGCAGCTTGAGAACGTCCTCGTGCAGCCGATCCTCGCGGCCGAGCGCGACATCGTGCCCGCCGATGGCGACTCCGGCGAGTGCGAGTGGCTCAAGGAGTTCTGGAAGCTCGACCACCTGAACGGCGGATGCAAGACCTCGCTCGAAGAGATTGTCGAGCTGAGCACGTCCGCGATCAGCTACAAGCGCGCCTTCTTTGAGAAGGTCTGGACGCGCGGCACTGGCGACTTCGCCGACGCGCTGGTCTACGACAAGCTCGGGTGGCGTCCGCAGACCACGTGCCGCATGAGGCGCGACCCCAAGAACGGCGACTTCGCCGGGTTCGAGCAGGAGGCGTTCTACGTCGGCCCCGAGATCGCGCAGGGCCACTGGCCCATCGAGATCCCGGCTCAGCGCGCGTTCGTCCATCTCCACGACCGGCGTCGCGACCCGCTGAACGGGTCGAGCGACATGGAGATTGCCTACTGGTGCTGGAAAACCAAGCAGAAGATCCTCTTCCTGTGGTTCCAGTTCCTCGAAAACGTCTCGCTGCCTCGCACCCTCGTTACCGGCCCGGACATCGCCACCGCGAACGCGATGGCCGCGCAGATTGCCAAGCTCAAGGGCAGCGGCGTGCTACCCGTGGTCGGCAAGACCGGCAGCCGAGCTAGCGGCCACTCGCTCGACGTGACCACGCTCGACGTGAGCGGCAAGGGTGCCGAGCAGTTTATGAACGCGATCCAGTGGCTCGACAACGCGGCGTCCGACGCCGTGAACGCCGGGTTCGTGAACCTGACTGGCGGCACCGGCAACATGGGGCAGGCCGGAGGGAGCTACGCGCTCAGCAAGAACGCGGGCGACCTTTTCTTGCAGCGCGAAGAGAGCAAGACTCACGAGCTGTCTCACTCGATCCGGCGTCACGTGTTCGCGCCGCTCGTGCGGGCCAACAAGGGGCCGAGCGCCTCGGTGCCGCACCTGCGCTTCGAGCCGCTGAACGACGAGGACAAGAGCACGGCCGTCGAGCTGCTTCAGACCGCTCTCGGCGTCCGCTTCGCGCCAGGGCAGCCTGACACCGTGCCGTCCGAGTTCGTGGAAGAGCTGGCCGGGCAGGTGGCTAACTACCTCGGCCTCGACGCCAAGAAGATCACCAAGGCGTTCCAGGACCAGGCCAAGCAATCTGCCGAGGCGGCCGCGAAGCAGAGCGCCGCTGGCGCGAGCCCGCAGGGGCAGGCCGTCGCCGGGATCTCGGGAGCGACCAACTCCGCGCTTCAGGTCGTGCAGCGCCTTCGCAACCCTCGGCCGAACAACTCCCCGCCGAAGGCCGACTACCCTCCGGTGCCGAAATGAAAGAGCCGTGCTGTGACAAAGCCCGCGTCTGCTCCGGTTGCACACGCGAGAAGCACCATCTCTGCTCGGGGTGCCACGGTTGCGGCTGCCTCCGGTCGGCGCTCGTAGCGGCCAAGTCGCACGGCTTCCCGCTCGACAGCAAAAAGAAGCCGTGAGGCTACACGAGCCGGTCCCCGACGACGCCTTGACGCGGCAAGTCTCCCGCCTCCTGGCGCGCGGTGCGCCGGAGAACCTTCAGGCTCGCGGCGTCGCGCACGTTCTACGCCTCCCCATCCTGCCCGTAAGGACCGCTCTGGCGTTGGCCGGGTCAGGAACCGTCCACCGGCCAAACGCGCGTCTCCGTGAGGCTGAGGGGGCAAGAACGGCCGGTGTGGTCCGGCAGGTCCGGGACGACGAGCTGTATTTCCGCTCCGCGTACGTCGTGGCGGCCTCCAAGCGCATCAACGCCTCGATGAAGGGCGGCATGACGTTCCGGCAGGCGATGGCGCAGGAGCGGCCCTTCAGCAAGGCCCACGAGCAGGCCCGGCGCAACCGGCTCTCGACCTCGATCAAGATGCAGCAGCAGACCGACCTCTTCGGGCCGCTGCTCGGCTGGTATCGTGACCCGACCTCGAACTCCGAGTCCGAGTGCTACCAGGCAGACGGCCACAACTTCTACGCCGCCGAGGGGACCGTGATCGGCTTCCCCGGCTCCGTTCACCCGCACTGCCACTGTGTCGCGGGGCCTCCGCACCCCGGCGGTGGAATGGTCAACGATCAGGTAGGCTTACACAGAGAGCACACCACCTACCGCCTCAAGAAATGAGGACACGTTGCCCAAGCAATCTCCATCTACACTTGCTGACGATCTTGCGGTCCCACCCCCGCACCCCAACCGCCGAGCGGTCTGCGCGCTGATCGAGCAGGCCCAGCAGCTCCCCGAGCGTGACGGCGCTGCTGTCCTGGCCGCCGTCGAGAACCCGAAGTGGTCCACGCGGCAGCTCTCGACCGTGCTCGGCAAGCACGGCATCAAGATCAACTTCACCGCCATCGGCAACCATCGACGCGGCGTCTGCCCGTGCTACCGAAAGGATGAGGCGTGAGCGCCGACGACCCCACGTTTGACGAGATCCTCCGGGCCGACCTCGAAAAGGAGGAACTGCGCGACGCGCTCCGCGCCATGAGCGGGAAGCTCGCCAAGGCCCGCAACAAGCAGGACGCGCTGTGCGCCGCCGCGTTCGAGGGAGCCCAGAGCGCCATGCTCGCGCTCGGCGCACCCAAGCCGGTCAAGCTCCCGGTGCTCGGCAAGGCCAAGGGGCGGCCCGAGGTCGCGCTCTGGCACCTGAGCGACTGGCAGGGCTCGAAGCTCACGGTGAGCTACAACACCAATGTCATGCGCGAGCGCGTCCGGCGCTACGTCGAGAAGGCCCTCAAGATCACCAAGATCCACCGGAGCGACCACGACGTTGACGACTGCGTGGTGGCCTTCGGCGGCGACATGATCGAGGGCTTGTTCAACTTCCCGACGCAGCCGTACGAGATCGACTCGACCCTCTTCGATCAGTACGTCAACGTCGCGGACTTGATCGTGGAGACCCTCCGCGCTGCGCTGGCGATCTACAAGACCGTCCACGTCGTCCCCGAGTGGGGCAACCACGGCCGGATCGGCTCGAAGCGGGACGCCGTGCCGAAGTCGGACAACGCCGACCGCATGACGTACCAGCTCGCTCGCGCGCTGCTGAAGGACGAGACCCGGATCACCTGGCAGGACTGCCCCGAGGACATTCAGCGGTTGGAGATCGGCAACTACCGCGCGCTCGTGATCCACGGCGACGAGGTTGGCCGCAACGGCTTCGCCTCGCCGACCACGATGGTCAACCACGCGAACAAGTGGCGCTCCGGCGCATACGCCTGGGACTTCCGGGACATCTACATGGGCCACTACCACAATCACGCCGAGTGGTCAATGGCGAACGGAAAGGGGACGATCTACCAGACCGGCAGCACGGAGAGCGACAACCGCTACGCGCGGGACACGATGGCCGCCTCGGCGATCCCATCCCAGCGACTCCACTTCATCGACCCGGTGAAGGGCCGGGTAACCGCTCAGTACAAGATCATCCTTCAGGAGGACGACGAACGGTGAAGGTCTACGTGTCCGGCCCCATGCGAGGCCGCAAGGCGTTCAATTTCCCGGCGTTTGACGACGCAGCAGATCAGCTCGAAGCGCGCGGCCACGAGGTATTCAGCCCGGCCAAGCGGGACCGCGATCTTCACCCCGAGATCGACTGGTACGAGCTGAGCGGCGACATGGACGATCTCCACCCCGACGACTTCGATCTCCGCGAGGCGCTGGCCGCCGACTGCGCGTGGATTTGCGGCGAGGCCGAGGCCGTCTGCACGCTCGACGGGTGGGAAAACAGCTCGGGTGCAAACGCCGAGGTCGCGCTGGCAAAGGCGCTCGGTCTGCCCGTTTACACGCTCGATCAGTTCAAGGCCGGATGGAGCCCGAAGTGGGGGAAGTGGGAGGGCCTGGGGCCGATCCTGCCGCAGTACCGCGCGGTGCAGCAGATCGTCCCCGACCAGTCGGCCGAGTTCGACCGGCGTCACCCCGAGACGGTCCTGCCGTTCAGCGGCGGCTTCATCACCACGCCTGCCGCCGAGGTTCGCGAGGTCAGCGAGTCCGGCGCGATGAAGGGGGTCAAGCTGGCCCGGTTCGACCTCATCCCGGTCAAGGCGCTCAAGGCGGTCGCCGAGCACTACGGCCGCACGGCGCACAAGTACCCGCCGAACAACTGGCGCAAGGGCTTCGAGTGGAGCAAGAGCTACTCGGCGCTCGTGCGGCACCTGACGCAGTGGTGGGACGGCGAGGACACCGACATCGACCCGGCGTGGCCGGAGGGCTCCCCGCACCTGGCAGCGGTCGCGTGGCACGCGCTCACGCTCTTGGAATACAGCCTGACCGGCACGGGAGTTGACGACCGGCCCTGACACCGGCTCGGCCCCGAGAGGCACACGGTATTCTTGCCGTGTGCCTCTCCCCATTTACAGCCCCCCGGACTACGGCGAGGTCGGCGGTGCCGCCCCGTCCGCGCCAACCGGCGCTGTCACGAGCGTCAACGGTGCAACCGGCGACGTGACCGTGACAGCCGCCTCCCTCGGCCTCGGTGCCGTCAACAACACGTCGGACGCCGACAAGCCTGTCAGCACGTCCACCGCTGAAGCGATCAGCAACGCCCAAACGGCCGCTACCACCGCAGCGACCGCAGCCGCTACATCCGCAGTCGAAGCCACCCTCGGCGCTCAGATCAGCTCGCTCGCGGGCTCGAACCTTCTGGACTGAGGTCGGCATGACGCAGAACATCATGTGGGGGACGCTTTCCTCCGCTGGCACCATCTACGGCGGCGCTGCCCCCTTCCGCGCGGAAGCTGGCGCGGCCCCGCACTACCTCGGTAAGCGACTCGGCGTCCGCTGGTACTGGACCCGGCCGACTGACGCTTTCAAGACCTCCGGCGCGCTCGATACGGTCGCGTTCAACGAGGGATGCCGGATGGTCACTTCGGTCTCCAATCAGACCAAGCAGATTTCCGGGTTCACGTGGGAGAAGGGCACCAACGGCGTCAGCGCCGGGGTCGGCTCGTGGGACTCTGACTGGACCGACATGTTCACCCGCATGACGGCCAACCTGAACTTCTCGTCGCCCGTCGCCGGGACCGGCGTCGGCAGCTACGGCGGCTACACGTACCCGGACATCGAGCTTGCCATCGACCACGAGGTTGACCAGCCGAAGTACAACTCCTACGGCAGCACGGCGCAGTACGCCGCCTACGTCCGACACCTTCACAACCTCATGGTCACCGCCGGGGTCCGGGACAAGTTCTCCCTGAACTTCTGCGTCACGGAGTACGGGATCAGCAACGGCCGCCTCGGGCTCATCAACTCGTACTACCCTGGCGCGGACATCATCGACGTGCTTGGGATCGACTTCTACGGGGACTTCAGCGGCACGTGGACCTATGACGGCTCGACCAAGCCGTTCGCCACGGCCTTCGCCAACGCGCTCTCGTGGGTGCGCTCGCTGAACAAGCCGTTCAACTGCCCCGAGTTCTCCGAGGCCGAGTCCGGCAGCGACTCGGACATGCAGGCGTGGTTTGAGGGGGTCGCGACGACCCTGAACGCCGCCACGGATGTCATCTGCACGGGGATCTACCTGTGGGCTCAGGCGTCGCAGAAGTACCAGAACTGGAACTACCTGGCCTCGGACGACCCGGCCACGAGCACGGCCCATGTCGGCAAGCACACCGGCATCGCGAACGCGATGGCCGCCACCGGAAACAACGCCGTCCTTACGTCCGGCGGCGTCGCCACGGTGGCTCCGGCCCCCACGGGCCTGCACGTGATCTCGCTCGACTCGGACGGGACCGGCGCGGTGATCGGGTGGGACACTGCGCCGACCGGCTTCAGCATCGACGGCGCTCGGGTCTACCTCGGGACCGGCGTCACGACGAACCTACACCGGCAGGACGCAGCGGCCGGTCAACCCGACCAGCCGAGCACCACGGTCTCGTGGCACATCACGGGCCTCCTGGTGAACACGGAGTACACGTACAGCGCGACATGGGACAACCCGACCGGCAACTCCGGCTTCGGCACGGTCTCCGGTGCTCTCCCGACGTTCACGACGCTTCAGCCCGGCGCGGCTACCGCTCCGAGCATCACGACGCCCCCGGCGCTCGTGCCGAACGCCACCGACAGTCTGAAGTGGGACTTCTCGGTCGGCGCGACCGACCCCAACGGCGAGGCGCTGAGCTACGCATGGGTGTTCACAGACCCGAACGGCAACCAATTTCACTACACCGGGGCGACCGGCACGACCGACGAGTTCAACGTCGCCGGTAACTGGTCCTACTCGGTGGCTGTGACGAACACGTCGCTGCTCAGCAACACGGCCTCGGGCTTCATCAAGGTCACGCTCGGCTCTACGGCGAGCACCAAGTATTTCAACTGGACCAAGCCGCAGACCGGCGATCTCGTTCGGACCCTCGGCCCGCTGCTGCGCGGCTTCATGGACGACCTCGACAACCGCTTCCACTCGCAGGTCTACCGCAAGCGCGGCTCGAACTGGCAGAACGGAATCGTGGCGTCGTCGTTCGACTTCGGCTCGGCCCACAACTCGAACACGCAGACCCTCACAAGCGGTTGGGCCTATTGGGTGGCGTTCATCCTTGAGGACGACACGTTCGACCAAATCTGGCTCAATTTCAAGAGCGCGCAGGTCGGCACCGCAGGCACCGGCTCGCAGCTCGCGGTCTATGACAGCCACGGCCTGATCCTGCCGAACGGCGTTTACACGACTGGCGTGAACACGATGTTCACCACGGTCCCCAGCTCCGGGAACGCTCCGGCCAAGTTCGATCTCGTCGCCAACGGCTACACGCCGGAGAACGGTCGCACCCCTGGCGAGCGCCTCTACCTCATGGTCTACAACTCGGGAGCCACCACGGCGGCTACGATCCGGGTGTCGAGCGCGCCGGGCACCTTCGCCCAGATCGGCGACCTCGGGGCCGCTCAGCCATCGTTCGGTGCCTACAACCTCGGGACCGGCGGCCTGCCGACTTCGATACCCTGGACGAGTTGGGTGAACAACCAGCAGATTTGGGGTGGCCTCGGTCGCAGCGACCTCGGCCTCTACAACAGCTAGGAGCAGGACAACATGGCAGTCACCGCGAAGCTCTACGGGCTCGCTCTGAAGTCGATGGCCGAAGGCAAGATGGTCCTCGACTCGGACACGCTCAAGGTCATGCTCTGCTCTTCGAGCTACACCCCTGCTCAGGACACCCACCAGTTCAAGTCGGACGTGACCAACGAGATCACGGGCACCGGCTACACGGCTGGCGGCGACACGCTCACTTCGGTCACCTTGACGTACACGGCCGGGACGAACGTGCTGGCGCTGGACGCCGCCGATGTCGTTTGGTCGGGATCGACCATCACGGCGCGCTACGCCGTGATCTACGACAGCACCCCCGCCACCGACGCGACTCGGCCGCTGATCGCGTACGTGGACTTCGGAGCCGATCAGTCGGACTCATCCGGCACGTTCACGATCACGTGGGACGCAGCGGGAATCGCGACAATCACGGCGGCCTGATAATGGCCCCCTAGAGGGGGAGACATGTCTATCGGGTTCGTCAATGACAGCACGGCCGTAGGCAACGGCACGAGCTGGTCCGTCACCATCCCCTCGGCGGTGGCGGTCGGCGACGCCTTGATCCTCGTGGTCGGCATCAACGCCACGGACACCATCACCGTGCCCGGCGGCTGGACCTCCCTGGATTCTCAAACGTCCTCGATGGAGGTAAAGGTCTGGACCCGCGTGGCGCAGTCCGGCGACGCTGGTTCGACCGTCAACGTCACGCACACGGCCACCACGCACGCCTCGGTGATGTTGCTGGCCTACACCGGCACGAACACGACCACGCCGGTCGCCGCGCACAACTCGGCGATTCAGGCGTCCGGCACGACCTCCTACACGTCCCCCACGAGCACCGTCCCGGCTGGCGGGGGCCGTGTGGTCTCAATCTGGGCAAGCAAGTCCTCGACCTCGACCACCTGGACGGCCCCGGCCGGAGAAACCACCCGAGCCAACGCCAACGACTCGGGCACCGGCTACATCACCATGATCGCGACGGACGGCGGAAACGTCGGCGCGGGCTCATGCGGCGGGCTGACCGCCACCGTGGACGGCTCGCCTTCGCGCGACGCCGCGTTCACCATCGTCCTCGCGCCGGGCTCGACCAATGTCACGGTGACCGCAGTCGCGGCTACGGCGACCGCAGCGGCCGTGGCCCCGAGCGTCAGTGGCACCGCGACGGTGGCTGCTGTGGCCGCCACGGCGTCCGCTACCGCTCCGGCCCCCTCAGTGACCACCACGAGCGACATCGCGGTAGCGGCCGTTCCAGCCACCGCCACGGCGCTGTCTCCGGCCCCCACCGTCAGCGGCACGGCTTCAGTGACCGCTCCGGCCGCCACCGCGACCGCTGACGCCCCCGCTCCGACCGTGAGCGGGTCGGCCGACGTGACCGCAGTCGTGGCGACCGCCACGGCCGCAGCCATCGCACCTACCGTGTTCGGCGACGCCACCGTCACGGCCGTCGCAGCCACGGCAACCGCCGACGCTCCGGCTCCGAGCGTGAGTACCGGCTCCGGGACCACCGTGACGGCTGTCCCGGCCACGGCCACGGCAGACGCGCTCGCGCCGAGCGTGACCGGGGACGCCACGGTGACCGCCGTGGCGGCAACCGCAACCGCGAGCGCCATCGCCCCGAGCGTGAGCACGGACGGCAACGTCACGCTCTCGCCGCCTGCCGCCACCGCGAGCGCCGACGCCATCGCGCCGGTCGTGAGCGGCTCTGGTACGGTCAGCGCCGTCGTGGCTACCGCGACTGCCGACGCACTCGCTCCGAGCGTGGCGACCACGGACAACATCAACGTCAACGCGGTGGCGGCGCGAGCCACCGCGAACGCGCCGGTCCCGATCATCAACGGCATCGTCCCGGCGGTGCCGCCACTCACCGCGCGGCTGAACATTGATCGCGTCATCATCAACCTCGCGTCGGATCTCTCGCAGTTCGTCAGCGCGGGCTCGGCGGGTGCCATCGGCGGCGGCTCTTTCCGCGCCGACACAACCACGCAGTCAGGGGACTTCAGGCAGTACGCGAACTACAACGTGCGGCTGATCCAAGGCGTCGCCACGAGCCGTGTGCTTGATCCCATTGTGTTGCGTGCGCTGACCCCGGATCAGGTTGCCAAGATCAAGGCGTTCACGGGCAAGACCGTCCTCTTCCGAGACAGCTACGGCCGCAAGCTCTACGGCAGCTACCTCGCCCCGAAGTTCACCGACATCCCCCTCTCCGGCACGGCTGGCTCCACCCTGCTCACCGACTGCCAACTCGCCATCACGGAGACGGTCGAGCAGTAGACTAGGCCGAGTCCCGCTCGACACAGCAAAGGAACGTCCTGGTCATGGCACTGAGGCACGTATCGGCGGCCGAGATCGACGCGGCTATCGCTGAAGCTATCGCGCAGGCCGTTGCTGCCATCCCATTCGGCGGCCCCGTCGCGCACGTCACCGCGCCTGACGCCACGGACGGCCCGTCGTCCATCACCCTCGCCAACGCCAACAAGGTCGCGATCAACGCACTAATAGTGCTGCTTGAGTCGCTTGGCTACCTGATTCCGGCGTAGTGTCATGCCTTCAGGAATCTCCCCCGGTGGCCGCCCCATTGACGAGAGCCCGCTCGGCACCGGCAAGAATTGGGTGACCAAGGCTGGCGGGCTGCCCGGATACATCCGAGGCGTGGCCCGAGGCATCGCCAAGAAGCACGGCGGCAAGGTCACGTCGGCCGACATCGCCGAGGCCATCGGCCGTATGAAGGTGTGGGCCGCCT